GTTCTCAGCAACCTCGAACGGAGCATCGTGCTGGTAACGCTTGAGGAAGAAGTCTTGGCCTGAGACAACTTCCCGCGCTGCTAGGCAGTCGCTTGGGTATGCGTAGACGTACTTCCAGGCGTTTGACGTAAGAGTCGTTAGTTCCAGTATGGCAGACCTGCGAGCAAACAACCAGTCTATGCGAGCCAGTACCTGGTCACGGACATTCTCCCAGAAGATGTTACACGTCCTCGCTTCGGAGGTCTGGTCAGTAACCGAGTTGATAAACCTACTTACGCCGCACTGACCAAGTGCCATGTTGTAAATACCTACCTGGTTGACAGTGTTCATTTTGACTTACCTTTGACCGCTGGTGCGAGAGCAGCCGCGAGCTGAGTGAAGGTCATGGTATCAGCAGGTGCTGCGGGCGGCTTACTGGTGTCGTCTACAGCCTTGGCTGCTGGCGCATCAAGTGCTTTTAGCCACCCACGTCTGATTCCGTCGTACTCCACTATATCGCCCTTGGTTACGAGGCCAGTAGTCTCAACGCCATTGAGCTTGAATTTCGGTAAGTAACCGTTGTGAAGTGCTATGTACTTTTGCATGCAAACCTCCAGTAGTTAGGTAGTAGCTGGAAGTTTCCCTCCAGCTACTGGTAAGTACTGCAAGTTACTGGGGATTGAAACCCTCAGCGTAGTACGTCTGCTGATCAACGTCTGTGGTGATGTAGGCGCTGAAGGAGCCGGCGGTCAGGCTACCATTCGCCGGAGTAAAGTAGACGTCGATGAACTCCAGGTATGCCGCCGGGGGCAGGACGTAGACTTGCCTGGTGCCAGCAGGAGACAACGCTGCGAAGGCACTGCCAGTCATCAGCGTATTGATGGTGCCGGTCAGGGCACTGCCGGACTGTGTAGCGCTGGTGCGCAGCGACGGAGTGAGGGTGGCGTCATTGTTAGCATCAGCCATAGTAGTGGCGCAGTCCACTACCAGGTAGAGCTTGGTAGTCCCAACTCCGATGTTGCGGGCCTTGGACATGTCGATGATACCGACTGCATTGTAGTTGCCGTTGGTGTTGCCGGTAGCGGCAGATGCTGCTGCTACTGTCACTGCCTGCTTCCAGGCGAGGACAAGCTGGTTATCGAGAATCATTTGTTATCTCCTTCCAGGTGTTGGTTAGACTACCTGAGTTTCGGTTTCGCTCAGGGCGTCACAGGACCGAATAGGTACGCCGCGGATGCTGGTGACGGGCCGACCGAAGACGTCGGAACCGCTCTTCAGGGTGAAGCCGGACTTCACCTGGGACTGGATGTCCAGGGCTGCGGCTATGCGACGCGTGCAGTAGAAGACCGGGTTCGGCATCATGAGCGTCGGGGCTGCGCCGTTGGCGGTGCTGGGGGACTGGCCGGTGCGCGACTCACCTACTTCAGGCGGAAGGTGCAACGCCAAGGTCATGAGCTCGATGAGGTCGGCCTGACCCTGCTGGGTCTTCAGCTTTGTGACGTCCACGTTAGCGATGCGTACAATGTAGCGCCAGTCTTCTACGGCTAGGCCGCAGTTCCACTGGAGCAGATCGCCAACTGCACGGAAGCGATTACGACTGGCGTCGAAGGCATCAAAGACTCCGAGGTCTTCTCTCTGCAGGCCACCCTTCTGCCCTTTCGGAAAGACACCATGGACAGTCATCCCGGACCAGCCAATGAACCATATGGAGGTCAGGTTGGCGCCGGTGCCGCCTGCGTCGATGATGTTACCACCGTTGCCGGCCTCCATAGAGTTGAACCGCGGCGTGAGGCCGTTGAACTGGGTGGGGTTCACCGTACTGTCTCCGTAGAAGATGGCAGTGGACAGGGCCTGGTTCAGTGCCTCGATGGAGCCAAGCATTTCTTTCAGGCGAAAGGTTGCGCTGTTGCCGTTGAAGTCCGCTGCGCGTTTGTCGATTTCCGTACGCTGCTCCATCATAGCGCAGGCTTCCATGACCTTGGCGTAGGTGGACTTGGTTGCTGGAACGCCTTGGTACCAGCTCGTCCAGGTTGCGGACGGGAGGCCGGTACGCACGTTGACCTGGTGACCAAGGTTGGTATTACCCTCGACCCAAGGCATGTCGTTAAGGATGGGGTTTTTCTGCTGAAGAAGCTCGATGATCGCAGCGGTGTTGCCGCACGGGTCAAGTGTGGATACTACGTCGATCATGCTGGGGTATGCCCCAGTTCCGTCGATAGCCATCTGTTATTCTCCTTATGGCGGGTAGTTATCCCGCAACGGATTAAGTGGTTACTGAATTTCCAGGTACGCGTTGGTACACCCAGACAGGTTAGCAAAGGTACTGGATGCGTTGACCGACCGGCGGAAGGTATTACCTGCCAGGAACACAGTAGCAGTGTTCGTGCCGTAGGTACCGACAGGTGCCGTTGCAGACAAGCGCAACTGGCAAGTAGTCAGCGACGCAGGGACCACGATGTCGAACAGGACGTAGTTCGCCAGGTTGATGGTCTTGTTACTGACCGTCAGCTTAGTAGTGTTAGCGCCGTTGGGACCGAACTCCTGGATGTTGGTGTTAGCACTGCCCAGGACCGGGAATGGAATCTGGTTGAGGCCAGACGCGTTTGCGGTAGCTGCCAGTGCTACTATGGCCAATGCTGTGATGAGTCTTTTCATACTGTCTCCTTATCTCAGTGGAAGACCGGGGAACATCCTTTCGGCAACTGTCTTCCCAGTCTGTTCGTTTTTCCTTTGAGTGCTTATGGTATCCTCAGCCAGGAGTGACGCTACCTTAGAGAAGGCGCGAATCATCTCTGGGTGATTACCAAGGCCGTATTTGTCAAGCACTGCAGTTAGGCCGGGATTGATGGTGTTGACTGCGCGTGCAGCATTTGCTACGGATGCTTCAAACTTGGTGCCGCCTATTTCAGGATCTTTCTTCGCTGTCTCAGCCCACCCATCAACTTCTGCCTTCCATGCTGCTTCTTGTCGTTTCTGAATTGTTGGGAGGATTTCTTTCCCGAATAGCTCTGTTAGTTGGTTTGCCTTTGCCTGGGTGAGACCAGCTTCCTTGAAGACGGGCACAACCTTCGCCATGAGTTCGGTGTCGAGTTGACCTCCTTCGGGGACGCTGAAGGTGTACTCTTCCGGGACTTTGTTGAGGGCGTCGTCGGCAGCTTTGGCAGTGTCTTCGGCTGCACGCTGCTCGTCAGTGAGACCTGCCCGGCGCTCAGTTTCAGCTGCAGCAGACGCTACTGACTCTTTGCGTGCACTGATGTCTTCGGGCGTAAACAGTGCTGTGAGGTCGTCAGTAGTAGTAGTAGCGCTGGTGGTGTCTGCCGGCGCAGTGTTAGTAGTCGTCTCCGTGCTGCTGGTCGAGCTCGTTTCGTCTGGCATCTTCGTCCTCCTGGTTTAGTTTGCACATCAGTGCGTAGACTTCAGGTTTGATTCGGATTACTTCCTTTAGTAAGGCATTACCGACTTGCTGCATCCCGATGTACATGTAGGTTAGTTTTTCGCTTTCCAGAGCGACCGGGGCTTTGTGGACCCCGCAACTTATCAGTACCCGGGACACAAACCGCTGGCCGTAGGTGGTCTTCAGGATGCTGCGAAGATCATCCTCGTCGCGGCGGGTTATGAAGTCTGTGTGTGTGTTTTGATCTGTCATCGGTGCTCCAGTAGTGAATGTAGAAGTTTTACATTTCTGACCCGCGCTACTGTCCAGTCATTCCGCTCATCATCTGCTTGAGGTTGTCGCCGTCAGTCTCGCCCATCGCCTTTCCAGCCTGTGCCATCTCCTTCATAGGCTTGGCCATCTGCGCGATCTGAGCGGCTTGTTGTTGTTTAGCACGGAGTTCTCTAAGCTTCCCGACCTCTTCTTTCCCTCTGATGATATTCGGGTTGATGCCGTGCATACTGGCGAAGGTATCGACTGCTTCGTCACCGTTGAACTTGTCAGCAACCTTCGGGTCCATCTGAGCTAGTTGTGCAGTGAAGCCGTAGACAGCCTGGATGTTGGTGGTACCAAGAAGCTTTTGGGCTTGTGCAAGGATTGAGGTGTACTCAACCTTGAGGTCTTGGTTCTGGAGTTCTTTGGGGGGCGTTGGGAAGAAGCCCTTCCTGCTGAGGATACCAAACGCCCTCTCGATGAGCGGATCAAACAGCTCGTCGTTGAAGCGCTCCATGACCGGCCCAAGGATCAGTACTTTCTCCGCGTGATACTCTTCTACTTCCCTCGCCGTCTTACGGTCAGACGTCTCACCCTGGATCAAAGTCTGCATAACGTCTTCGAAGTAACAGCGTTTGATGAAGCCTTGATAGCGCTGTATCTTCAAGTCGATTTCTTTAATAGAAGGGTTTACTTCACGGACAGGTCTGGCGCCAGCATGGGCGGATGCGGCCAGGTTGTCTATATACGTTTCCCCTCCGGGAAGCATACCCTTGAACTGGTTGCGGAGACTGCTGTCAACCAAGTAGTGCGGACGCACGTACCAGTCGACGGCTTGTGTTTCTCTTTTGTCTGCGAGCTGCAGGGCGCGGTTGGAGCCAAGGCAGTCGATGCCAGGGCTGCTGGTGCCGTAGCAGCTTTCGTCGTAGAGGTCCCAGCGAGGGGCCATGATCGGGAACTCGTCGAAGCCACTCTTGCGGAGGAACTTGCCCCAGTCTTCGCCCCACTCAAACCAGACGGAGCGAAATGGTTTGTCTGCGTTGGAGAAGCTGGCGCAGTCGCGACTGTCGTTGGGTTCGATTGCTTGGCATACTTCAATTTCCATTTCGTACTGCTGAGAGTCGTACATGCTCTTTACGGTAGGGGAAACATTCTCCATACCGAACTGCTGCACTAGTTGGCGCACAGTCATTGGGAAGCGGCGGTACATGCTGTCGCAGCGGTTGTGATTGTTTACTGCGATGAAGTATTGACCCGGCATAAAGTGACTGAAGCGAAGGATCGTCTTATCATCTTCAAGGCACGACATGCAGGAGGTCGCGAAGTCACCGCAGTCACCATAGACGAGCGGGAGGATTTGGTAAAGGTTTGACTTAGCGAATGCTTCGTGCATTAGAACTTCTACGTTGTAGAGCCAGGCCTTGACCGGGGCGAATGCGTTGAGGTCAGTGTGGGGGGTGTTGACCTTGAACCACGGACGGGCCGGGCTGGTTAGGCCTGCCATCAGTCCACTGCGAAGGGTTCTGCTGGCGAGGGTTGCAGTCGGGTCGATGATACAACGATCTGCCCGGCGCCCTTTGTCGTACTTGATGGTAGTGTTGATACGAACTGCATTAGGCCTAACATGATCGGAGATGTCTTGCCAGAGTGGGAGGAACGACTGGCGCTCGTTGTCCATAGAGTAATAGCGCTGCTCGAAGTGGTTTCGAAGACGATAGTTCTCTGTTTTGTCTTGGCTCTCTTCGGACATGCGTTACGCTCCGATTAAGGACTTTCCAGTTTGTGGGTACATCATCGCAGTAGATTGAACACCCTGCGAGCTAGTGAGCGTTGTGTTACTAGCAGCTGCGCGCTGGCGTTGCATGGCTGCCATCTCCGAACTTACGGCGTCGCCTTGTGCGGCTTGTGGCGCGGGCGCTGGTAGTGGTACTGCTTGGGGGCTTCCACCAAAGCACATTGTTAATCCTCCCCTGCGTATGGGTCATAGTCCCTGAGTGTTTGCTCACCCTTCTTCCCGAGTGGGCCAGTACCTTCTAGTTGTTTGTATACTGGGAAGGCGAAGGACAGGAGCCAGGCGTCAAGCTTCCCCGGCGACCTGCCCAGTCTTTTCTTAATCTCCTTCTTAGACTCAAGCTGCACTTTACCGTCTGTGCGGCTGACGACTTCCGGGCAGAGGATGTCTTCTCGCAGCTCGTGGTCTTCAGGTAACGACCCGCCGTCCTTCAGCCACTGCTTCGCGTCATTAGCCATTTCCGCGCGCTTGTTTAGGAAGCCGGGCTTGGAACCTGCTCCCGAGAACCAGACGATTTGCCAGTGTCTGCCCCAGGTGCGGCCAGCTGAGATGATGCCGGTTCCAAAGCCACCATCAACAAATACTGCGTCTGCCTTCTCATCATCTTCGATGCCTGCGATAATCTGGGCGATTTGGATGTCGTTGTCGTTCTTCGGTACGCTACGGAGGATCTTGAATGTCAGTCCTTGCCGGCGCCCAATCTCCAGTACGTCGTCACCTTCGAACGCTGGGTCAACAGTAATAATAACAGGCGCGAAGTCGTATTGGTCCTTGCGTAGTTCCTTACCAAAGGCGCCGTCGACATCTTCTACTGAGAAGAACTGCCGGGCAGACATGGAAGGGAACATGCCGCGGACTCGGACT